GTTGTGTTGCCCCCACGAGTCCGCAAGGATCACCACACCTGTCCGATCCGCCGTAGATGAGAGAGATAACTTGAGCGCCGCCGCCTCTGCCGCAGTCAGTGCGGATGCGCCACCCGGCACATCACTATCCTGCATTTCAGCCAATGAATTAGCATGAAGTGAATTTGGAATAGCCCAAACTTTCCCCGATTCATCCCTGTATCCAAACAGTCGTCCAACCTGGTCAGCGACCCAAGTGATGCCGTTTCGTTTTGGTTCCCATTTAATCATGTGTGTACTCCTGTAGGTGTTGAATCGTCAGACTATTTGCCAGTAGATCCAAAACCGCCTTGGCGGCCCGTATCACTGAGCGAATTCACAAGCTCAAATACTGGTGAAAACACAGGAACTATGAAAGCTTGGAGTATACGGTCACCCGCAGCCCAGTAAAACGGGCTACCGTCCTTGGTCCGTAGAGCTGCTTTCCACTCGCCACGGTAATCTGAGTCAATCAGACCACAGGTGTTGTTCAGTTCCAGGCCAAATTTGGCGCCGGTGCTGCTTCTCGGGATGAGAAGTGCGACATACCCATTGGGTACTTCAGCAGCAAAACCCAGCCCTACGAGTTTCGATGAAACTCCTGCTGAACCTGCCTCTGGCATATAGATATCAAAGGCCCCAGCCTGGGCGGTTCCTTTTGTTGGCATAATAAAGCCAGTATGAAGGGCTTGGATTCGCATATTCAGGTCTCTTTCTGATATTGGTTAAGGCATTGTAGCTATAAGGGCTTGCAACGACTATGAATGAAGAAATCAATGGATCTCAGGACGGGGAAGACAAAGATCCTGGCTTGGAAGAGGGAAAACAGCCTCTTACTGGGTGGAAAAACCCACCCAAACTCTCTGATTTAAAGCAGGATTTGCTTGATGCAAAGCCTATTCATGACATGCAAAAGAGCCGAATTAGTGCTTGGCTCGACAATTTGAATGTCACTGGCGCAGCAAAAGTCAAAACTCCCGAAGGGAATTCTGCGATCGTTCCCAAGCTGATCCGTAAGCAGGCGGAGTGGCGGTATGCGGCTTTGAGTGAGCCGTTTCTCAGTACAGAAGACATCTTCAACTGCAAGCCCAAGACTTGGGAAGATCGTGAAGCGGCTCAGCAAAATCAGCTGTTACTGAACTACCAGTTCAACACCGCCATCAACAAAGTCAAGTTCATTGATGAGTACGTTCGTGCTGCGGTAGACGAAGGTACTGTCATCGTGAAGCCTGGTTGGGAATTTGAAGAAGAAGAGTATCAGTGCGAGTGCCCGGATATTCAGTTTGTGGTGAATCCGGAGTTTGCCCAGCTGCATGAACAACTGGCGCAACTGAAACAAGAGTCTCCAAGCGAGTACCAAACGAACGTACCAGACGAGCTGAAAGAAGCTCACGAGCTATCGATCGAAAACGGCAAGCCAATCGAGCCTCGTCAGATCGGCATGAAGACAGAGACCAGGACCAGAACCCTGGTGAATCGCCCCACTGTTGAAGTTTGTGATCACCGTAACGTAGTGTTTGATCCCACGTGCATGGGTGACATGGACAAGTGTGGTTTTGCTATCGAAACCTTTGAAAGTTCGTTGTCTGTTCTACGCAAAGACAAGCGGTACAAGAACCTGGACAAAATCAAGATCAGTGACGGCTCCATCTTGAGCCAACCAGATCATGCACCTGCAGGCGGTAATCACAACTTCAACTTCGCTGACGAACCTCGCAAGAAATTCGTAGTTCACCAGTATTGGGGTGGATGGGATATTGACGGCGACGGCAAGGTCAAGCCTATTGTTGTGGCTTGGGTTGGTGATGTGGAAATCCGCATGGAAGACAGCCCATTTCCAGACAAAAGTGTGCCTTTCATCGTAGAGCAGTACCTGCCTGTGCGTCGCAGCACGTATGGTGAGCCTGATGGCGCCTTGCTGGAAGATAACCAGAAGGTCTTGGGAGCAGTTACACGCGGTGTGATGGACATCATGGGTAAGTCTGCCAACGGGCAGACAGGCATTCGCCGTGACATGCTGGACACGACAAATCGTAGAAAGTTCGACAAGGGCCAAGATTACGAGTTCAACGCGAACGTTGATCCTCGGGAAGGTATCTTTATGCATACCTACCCGGAGATCCCCCAGTCAGCTCAATTCATGATTCAAATGCAGAACATGGAGGCTGAATCCCTTACGGGCGTCAAATCGTGGACCGGGGGTATTTCAGGCAAAGCCTTGGGGGATGTAGCTGCTGGTGTACGGGGTGCTCTAGACGCTGCTTCTAAGCGAGAGCTGGGCATTCTCCGTCGCTTGAGTAACGGGATCATCAAGCTGGGCCGCAAGATGGTTGCCATGAACGCTGTGTTCCTCTCAGATGAGGAAGTGATTCGGGTTACCAACAAAGAATTCGTAAAAGTCCGCAAAGACGACCTTGCTGGTGACTTCGATATTGAGCTGTCAATCTCTACGGCAGAAGAAGACAACAACAAAGCAGAGCAGCTGGCTTTCATGTTTCAGACCATCGGCCCTAACGGTGATCAGGGCATGACAAAAATGATTTTGTCGGACATTGCACGTCTAAGAAAGATGCCTGACTTGGCTAAGAAGATTGAGGCGTTCCAACCTCAGCCAGATCCTCTTATGCAGGAAAAGATGCAGCTAGAAAATGAGTTGCTGCGGGCTCAGATCGCTAAAGAAAATGCAATGGCTGCTCAATATGGGGCCAGGTCTCAGTTGGATACCGCCAAAGTAGGTACTGAAGTTGTGAAACAAGAAAATCTTCAGTCAGATACTGACCAGAAGAATTTGAATTTTGTGGAACAAGAGTCTGGCGTTAAGCAGGAACGGGACAAAGAGCTGCACGGAGAGCAGGCTCGAAGCCAAGGTCAACTCAAGTTGCTAGAGCACAGTTTGACTCAAACTGAAAATGCCAAAGATAGGCAACATGACCTACTTAAAGAGTATGTAAAGTCACGGGCCAAGAAATAGATGTATATTACGGGCGTTTTCAACCCAGTATCTATTACCTTCCGAAAGCACTGATAGAAACCCATGTCAAAAGATATCGTCCAACGAATTGAAGCAAGTATGCAGGCCGACCGCGTACATATTGAGCTGGATAAGGCTCTAGAGCGCCTCGAAACCAATCGAGATTTCAAACTCGTCATTGCTGAGGGCTATCTCGAGAAAGAAGCTGTTCGCCTGGTTCATGTGAAAGCTGATCCAGCTATGCAAACTCCTGAGCGCAAAGCCAACATCGATCGAGATATCGCTGCCATTGGTAGTTTTTTGCAGTACCTGCGTACCGTGAGCCACAACGCTGCGGTTGCGGTTAAGTCGATCCAGTCCAGCGAGCAAGCTCTGGAAGAACTGCATGCTGAGGAGATGACCAATGGCTAACCCCTCTGACACGACTCCTGAAAAGGTCGAGCAACCTTCGTTCTTGGAGATGTCTGATGAAGACATCCTGAAAGCCGGCCCTCCTACGATGACGGCTGAAGTCGTTGAAGCCACTCCGGTAGTTACGGAAGTGGTTGCAGAAGCTACTGCAACGCAGGAAGAGGCCCCTCCTGTAGTGGAGGGGAATGCTGACGAAGGCGCCGGCGACAAGCCGAGCGACGAGGCAGCAGCAGATGAAACCAAGGCCGATGACAAAACTGTTGTCGAGAAGCCTGCCACCGGTGACAAGACGGTAGTTGAAAAGCCTGCTGAAGTACCGGCAGACAAGGCCAAAGAAACGCCTGCAGCTATCGACTTTGAAGCTGAATACAAACGTTTGCTGGCTCCTTTCAAGGCCAATGGCCGAGAAATCAAAGTAGATAGTGTCGATGACGCTGTTGCTTTGATGCAAATGGGGGCCAACTACAACAAGAAAATGGCCGCATTGAAGCCAAATCTCAAGCTCATGAAGATGCTTGAGAACAATGGCTTTCTCAATGAGGAAAAGATTGGCTTTCTGATTGACCTGGGTAAGAAAAACCCGGCCGCAATCAGCAAGCTGGTGAAAGACAGCGGAGTTGATCCTATGGATCTCGACGCTGAAAAGGCAAGCGCTTACAAGCAGACTGCTTACGCTGTTGACGATCGTGAGATTGAGCTGGATACGGTATTGGATGAGCTGCAAGGCACCGATACGTACACCCGGACGCTCGATGTGGTCAGCAATAAGTGGGACGTTGCAAGCAAGCAGGTTATCTCGCAGTCTCCCCAGCTGTTGAGGGTTTTGAATGATCACATGGCAAGTGGTATTTACGACCTGATCAGTACCGAGGTCGAACGCGAGAAGATGCTTGGTCGCTTGAAAGGATTGTCGGAAATCGAAGCGTACCGCCAAGTAGGCGATTCGATCCAGGCACGAGGCGGTTTTGATCATTTTTCTAAAGTGAACAAGCCACCCGTTACTCCTGAGATTGTTCAGCCCAAAGCGAAAGCAGTAGATGACGACGCTCTAAAAGACAAACGGCGAGCTGCAAGCTCCACGAAAACTGCTCCTCCTACTCTGGCTCCAAAAGCGGTTAACACCCTGGGTATGTCAGATGAAGAGTTCAGCAAGCTACCTCCCCCAAACATCGCATAAGCGAAAGGAATTCTCATGACTCGTCAATACAACGCTGGCGGTACCAGCAGCAACATCACCACTCCTGGTGTAGTCAACGGCGTTACTCAGCTGGGTCAGCTGACTGAGTACTGCCAGAAAAAGGCCCTGATCGACCTGGTCAAGGAGACCTACTTCGGTCAACTGGCCGATACGACTTCCATGCCCAAGAACATGGGCAAGAAGATCAAGCGCTACCACTACCTGCCGATGCTGGACGATCGCAACACAAACGACCAAGGCATTGACGCGGCCGGTGTCACGATGGTTACGACCAACTGGACGGTGACGTTTCCGGCATTTGTGCTGGCTGTGGCCAACGCTGGCAAAGTGGCTGCTGCTGCTGCTATCAACGCCAACATCAGTGGTGTCGCTGGCGCTGCTCTGGTGGTTGCTGTGGCTGGTGCTGACAATTCGGCCAGTGCTGGTTTTGCTACCGTGACGCTGAGCCAATCGCAGGTGCAGTATGCCAACAGCACGACCAAAGATGCTGTGCTGGCTCTGAACCTGGGTGCTACGGCTCTGCGGAACTACGGCAACCTGTATGGCTCGAGCAAAGACATCGGCACCATCAGCGGCAAGCTTCCGGCTCTGTCGGAAAACGGTGGCCGCGTGAACCGTGTTGGCTTCAAGCGCATCGAACTGGAAGGCACTCTGGAGAAGTTCGGCTTCTTCGACGAGTACACCCAAGAATCGGTGGACTTCGACACTGATGCGGATCTGCTGATGCACGTGCACCGTGAAATGCTGCGTGGTGCAAACGAGATCACGGAAGACGCTCTGCAGATTGACCTGTTGAACGCTGCTGGTGTCATCAAGCTGGCTGGTGGTGCACTGACGCCGGCGCAGATGGGTGAGACATCGCTGGTGACTTACAGCGATCTGATGCGTCTGTCGATTGACCTGGACAACAACCGCACTCCGAAGAAGACCACGATCATTACCGGTACCCGTCTGGTTGACACCAAGACGCTGCCTGCATGTCGTGTCGCTTACTGCGGCTCTGAGCTGTTGCCCACCTTCAAGGCCATGGTGGACCTGCACGGCAATCCTGCGTTCCTGCAAGTTGAAAAGTACGCAGCGGGTGGCACGGTCATGAACGGTGAAGAAGGCGCTGTGGACATGTTCCGCATTGTCGTTGTGCCGGAAATGCTGAAGTGGGCTGGTGCAGGTGCTGACGCTTCGGCTTCGGTGACCAGCTACGAGACGAACAACCGCTACGACATCTTTCCGATCCTGGTGGTGGGTGACGAGAGCTTCACGACTATCGGTTTCCAAACCGATGGCAAGTCAGTGAAGTTCAAGATCACCCACAAGAAGCCTGGTGACGAAACAGCTGACCGCACCGATCCGTACGGTGAGACCGGCTTCATGTCGATCAAGTGGTACTACGGCTTCATGACGCTGCGTGGTGAACGCATCGCCCTGATCAAGACCGTGGCTCGCCTGTAAACCCAGGCCGTCAGTGAAGGAGGGGCTTAGGCCCCTCCCTTTTCAACAGAACTAGGAATCCACCATGTCCGATGACAACACCGAACTGCAAACCCCCGATGAACTGACGGTTCTGAAGGCACGTGCTGACCGCATGAACATTGCGTATCACCCTTCGATCGGTCTAGAAAAGCTGCGTGAAAAAGTCAACGCAGCTGTTTCTTCGGAACCTCCGGCTCCTCCTGAAGTTCCTGCTCAGCCTGCAGTGCCAGCAGCACTGACGGAAGGCCAAGCCAAGATGCAGCTGAAACGTGAAGCTCTGAAGCTGATTCGCATTCGTTTGAGTTGCATGAATCCTGCCAAGAAAGAATGGGATGGTGAGATCTTCACAGTAGGCAACTCACTGGTGGGCTCAATCACCAAATTTGTTCCCTTCAACGTCGACTCCTGGCACGTTCCCCAGATCCTGCTGTACCAGCTGCAAGAGCGCAGCTGCCAAGTATTCACCACGCTGAAGACCCAAGGTGGTGTGTCGATTCGCAAGGGCAAGCTCATTAAAGAGTTCGCCATTGAAATTCTTCCTCCGTTGACGGAAGAAGAGTTGCATGACTTGGCTCAGCGTCAAGCCATGTCGCACGCAATCGACTAAGCCAAGGTAGCCCATGACTCCAATCGCCGTCGCAGACCTGACTGCTGCCAACACTGCTGGCAATGGTGTGTTTGATGTCTTGATGCGGGCTGTAAAAGCGCATCTGGATGAGGAATTCAAACGAGGTGCTATCAAAGGTGCTGACTTTGCAACGGTGTACCTGGGCTCCTTGAACCTGGCTTTGCAGAGCGGCATGAACTTTCTCTTGCAAAAAGAGAGGGTCACTCTGGAAGCCAATCTGCTTGAAAAGCAGATCGAGTTGGCTCAGATTCAAGTAGAGAAAGCGGGAATTGAGCTGGCTATGCTGATCGCAAGCCAAGCCAAGATTCCTGCAGAGATTGCCCAGCTGGAAGCCCAAACAGCGTTGATTGGCCAACAGCGGATCAACCTGGCCAGCGAAGGGGAAAACATCCCCAAGCAAGGGGAGCTGTTGGATAAGCAAGTTCTTCTGGCTATCCAGCAAAAGAACAATCTCATTTCAGAGAACTTGGGCATTCTGGCGAAGACTTCGCTGACGCAACAACAGGCCGTGAATGCTGTAACAGAAGAGCTTGTTCTTGTGGCTCAGAAGTGTTTGCTGCAAGCTCAGTTCGACAAGACCCAGTCTGAAACTTTGAAGTCTGCCGGCGAGATTGAGCTACTGGCCCAGAAGACTGCTACAGAGAAGGCTCAAGTACTGGCTGTGGGTGTGGATGCAGATAGCGTCATTGGTAAACAAAAAGCTCTGTACCAGGCTCAGACAAGCGGCTTTGCTCGAGATGCAGAGCAGAAGGCAGCCAAGTTGTTGGCAGATACGTGGAGTGTTCGTCGCACAACGGACGAAGCAACGGTAGCTGACGCGACCAACATGCTTTATGACACTGCCATTGGTCGAGCAGTTACCAAACTCCTTGATGGTGTCGGTGCGTAGTCTGGACAACTGCAGCATCTTGGGGGACCACTCGGTCCCCTTTTTTTTCTTGAGGATGTCATGGGTCGCAAAGAAATCTCAGTAGGTACGGCAGTCTCACGAGCAATAGCCGATGAACAGCTTCCTGGCTCAGTAAGTACTGGAGTGATCAAAGCTATCTACGAAGGTGGGGAGCTGATTGACTACGTGTTAGAAGAGGTCATAGGCAACATAGGCCTTCGGGCTGAACGTATGTATGCATACGCCAAGAACCATTACACACATGGTTTGCCAGCTGGTCAGTACACTGTACCTGCAGAGAGTATTGAAACGGTAGTTGAAACGGCCTTGGTTGCTTTGGAAGATGCGCCAGTGACGTTGGACTATGTCCGCTATGGGCCACCAAACAACCTGCACATAGGCTGGATCAAGTTGATTGACTTGCATGGGTACAACCCAGCTACCAATCAGCTCGCTGGTTTGACAGCCACTAAAGGTACACCAGTTTACTTGCATGACATGGTGGTCGTGGTTCCAGCACTTGAAATTGACACGATTGAGCCACGATCTATCGAGCAGTGGGGCATTGCCGCAAAGTCTGGGCAATCCCCCGAACGTATTCAGTTCACCGAAGCTTCTCGAAAGCTGATCCAACCTACCCCGATACAAGCAGATCCTGTTGGTACTGATGAGTACTTGCGGGTTGAATACGTGTGGGTAGTAGCAGGGGTTGTTCAGCGGGATAGCTTGGTGATTCCAGTGAGCGGGTACAACGATCGGGCTGACTATTTCCACGTTCGTTATGTTGTTGGTGGGGTAGTTAAGTACTGGATGTACTTGGATGGTGCAGGCACTTACCCAGAACTTGATGCATTGTTTGATGCCCCTCATTCCACAAATGGAAGCTTCTTTCCCTTTGCTTATTTCAGGTACAACGGTCAGTCAGAAATAGCCGACACAAGTACTCCGGCGTACAAAACAACAAAGAAGTTGCTGAAGTACTTGGGAATGAATTACGACCAGGTGGCTGAAGCCATTGAAGCCAATCCAGGCATTGATGACGTTCGCCAAGCCATGCTGATGATGGCAGTGCCAGCCACCACAACTAACGAGCTGGAGCGGAGATACCTCTGGGAATTTTTCAATGATCAGTACTTGGCAAGTGATCCTGCTTTCCGATATCGATCGGAAGATGAGGCACTTCTGTTTGCTGCTCAGGGAGCAATCTTCCGGGGTATTGGGACGGGTACGGTGATCCAAGACACGCGTACCAAGATGACCATAGACAACCAGGGCATCTACAAGAGGCGCAAGGCAGGCAGCATAGGTGCCATAGGGACGCACGACAGCAGTTTTGCTACCAACACCCGTGTTGTGACGATTCAGTCTTCTAACGGAGATTCTGGTGAGTCTTCAGCAGAAATAACTGTAGCGGTGACATCCCACTATTACCGTCGACAGATCAGCCATGGTTTCTATGACGAGATCCAGGTAGTGGGTTTGCGAACTATGTTCTACATCTATGACGAGAACTGGTCGATTGCAGATGACCAAGACACGTTCTTGTTGATCCCGTTGGATCATTCAATTACCAGTCAGTTCACGATTCCTGAAAGAGAGTTGCTGTACTCACGGTCTCTTCATTACGTATTCAACAGCTTGATACTTACGAAAGTATCTTGGTATCAAACAGAGTTCTTTCAATTTGTTTTGTTGGCGGTAGCTATTGTGGCTACTGTGGTTTCTTATGGATCTGCAATTGAGTCTGTTTCTGTAGCATTGGCTGCCGGTGGAGTAAGTGCAGCTGCGTATACCCTGCTAGTTGCAGTAGTGAAGTTCTTGGTTACCCAAGCAGTATTCAGGTTGTTTGTGAAAGCTGCCGGCATAGAAGCAGCCTTTGTAGTGTCGATACTTGCTGCAGTAATGGGTATCGCGGACTCATTTCCAGGAACTACGGTAGCTGGTGCCCCTTCTTCTGCTCAACTGTTAGCAGTATCTACTGGGCTTTCTTCTGCTATTTCATACCAGCTTCAGGCTGATATGCAGGCTCTGGCAAGTGAAAGTTTGGAGTTTGAACAAGAAAGTGAAGAAGATTCAAAAGCCTTGGAAGCAGGGGCTAAACTGCTGGAAAACAGCAGTATCTTGAGTCCGTTTGTGATATTCGGGGAGAAACCCGAGGATTTTTATAACCGTACCGTCCACTCCGGTAACATCGGGGTTGTCGGGATTGAGGCGATATCTTCCTACGTGGAATACTCCCTCAGACTACCCCAACTGAATGACACGTTAGGAAGGAATGGCTATGCTTGATTTCGGACAGATGAACTATGACTTGGGGAGTGGGTGGGGTATTCCTCGCAGTAACTCTTTGCCGGTGTCTTCCTTGCCCATGAGTGGTGGCCAAGAAGCTGCTATCCCTTCGTTCGGTGGATCGGCTCAGCTTAGTGGCCCTGCTGACCCACCCCCATCTATGTGGGATCGCTTTACCAGCAACATGTTGACCAAACAGCGACGAGATCCAAAAACAGGTGCAGTGGTTACGGATCAGGGCTGGGGCATGCCCGCATTGGGAGCAGCTCAAGGCCTGTTCAATTCTTGGCTTGGCTTGAAGCAGTACGGGTTGGCCAAAGACCAGTTGGCGCAAAGCAAACAAGAGTTTGGTTTGAACTATGACGCACAACGAAGCACGACAAATTCACAGCTTGAAGATCGTCAACGTGCTCGTGTTGCTTCGAACAGTGGTGCCTATGAGTCGGTGGGTAACTACATGTCGCAGTACGGCATCAAGGCTCGATAACCATGGCCGGGCCTATCACTTGGAGAAACGTCAACGCTGATGGCCCAGCGTCGGCGTACCAACCCCTGCAAGCTGCAGGGAACTCAATCAATACTGGCTTTGATATCTTCAACAAGATCATTCAGCAGCGCCAGGCCATTGATGCGGGCAACGTAGAAGCGGTAGATGAAGGAGCCAAGCAAGTCTATCTGGGTCGCCTGCAACAGCTCAAGACGCCAGAAGCAGTGTCAGCATTCGAGGCGTCCCCTGAAGGGGTTGCCATGGTTCAAGCCCTGTCAGCTACTCGACGTGGGCAGGTGATGGCTGCGCCTGAAGCCCGGATCAATTCGACTCGTCAAAACATCACTGCTGCCAATACGTTTGATGACACTTTGAAAGCTCGTGCTGAGTCGCTAATCTTGGCGGAATACAACTCACGGCTAGCTAA